ATCATTATCAGCAGTTCCAACTCTACCAGCAGAAGCCATAAGTCTTTCAGCTGTGAATTGTAGTGCAGATGGGATGATCATCTTCATACCCTTAGCCGCGATTCTTAAACCTCTTTCATCAGTAAGTGCAGCGATATCAATTAACGCTTGCTCTAATGAAGTTTCGTTTAAGTCAGCAGCAGTAGCTAGTGTGTTCGAAAACGAACCAGCTATTGTTGGGTGTGCTGTATTGAAAAGAGTTACTCCGTCACCTGAATTGAAAGTACCTGTTGGCATTCCATTGTTCAGAGGAACAACTGCTTTAACTTGTTTAGTTTGAGCCATAGATCTTGCTAATGCTTTAGTATATCTAGAAGCCAGTCTGTCATATAAGTTATCCTCAATTGCTTCCTCAGTGATAGCAAAAGCGAGAGCAATTGTCTCGTTAGTGTATCTAGCTGTGAAAGTTTCTTGAGCATTGTCGTATACAACACCTGAACCTTCTGGTTTAACTTCTGCTTGAGCAAAACCACTTAACATTACTTCTTCTTCAAAAGCTCTGTCAGATGACTCTGTAGTATAAATATCAGATGACTGATTTTCATACTGTTTGTATTCCAGGCCGAATAGTGCATTCAAACCTGGCTCTAGTTCTTTAACTAGTTGATTACGTGATATAGCCATAATTTAATACTCCTATTATATCCCATTCCTGTTAAGTCCAAGGATGTGTTCATTGATTTGTACTCTAAGAGCAAAGCCCTCTACAGTACCATCTGAATGATCAGGATCTCTTGAAAGTCCCAGTATTTTTAATTGAGCAGAAGCTCCAGTACCCACTGTAGTTCCGTTGATCTTAGATCTCGAAATAAACAGGGGAGTGACACCTACTGCTGCTACTTGGTCTGAGCATTCTCCTACGTCTGTTGCGTCGTAAGAAGTTGCTGATGACATTACCTCAAACATAGTCATAGGGTTGTCATTGACATACGCTACGATATCCGTTGCAGTGTTAGCTGCAGGCGAATAGTTTGAGAAAGTAGGCTTATTAGTTGTTGCGTCCGTATAAAAGACACCGTTTAGTGTACCCAGATTATGATCATCTGTGTTTCCAGCGGCAAGTACTACTCCATCTGCTGTTAATTTCACCAATGCTGCGTGTGAAATCAAGGCAGAAGAAGCGGCAACTAACCACTCACTAAGACCGGCATTATTATAGTTTTGCCCAACTTGTTTTATGGGTCTTAATCCAAACCCAGTTGTTGATATGTTAGCCATATTTAGTCTCCTTGTGTACCTGCTCCGAAGAGCCTCCAGTACGGTTTATGTTATTCGCTGGATTGAATTGTTAAATTTTTAACGTTTCTTGCCACCGAAGGTTGTACGAGATTGTCTATCAATTTCGATAGGCATTCCCCTATGCTGTTCCTTCATAAGATCGTTATCAATTGCTGTCATTTGATCCTTCGCTTCTCTAGCGTAGTATTCATCTCTTGACCGCGCGATCTCTTCCGGTACCCTTGTCAGCACAAGGCCTCCGTGCCCGATAACCCCTGCGTATTTGCCATCCGTGATTGCTGGAAAATCGTCTTCTGGGTATTCATCAGATCTTACTAATTCATAACCAGACCTTAAGCGTCCTTGTATGTTTTTAGTGTCCTGAAACCCCATGATTTCGACCCTGACCCATCTGTGTCTGAATCCTTCTGGCGCGTTGGGCGTATCTAAGTACGATGGTGGAGTCCAAGGTTTTACAGCAGCTTTGGGTTTAATCGCAGATGCTTGTGATTCTACTTTTGTAGATTCACCTTTACTTTGGCTCGCACGAGTTGGTTTTTTATTTGTCATATGCCTATACCTCCTTCGTGATTATAAGTTGTTTCGCATACTCTTCTAGTGGCACACCTAGCTTTTTAGCTATTGTTACCTGTGTTGGTGTGAGTCTCACAGTCTTGCGACCAGTCTTTGAACTACGCGTTGCAGAAGCAACGTTTTGTGTAGGTTTACTAATCTTTTGTTCTACCTTATCAAATTTATGGGGGAATTCAAGTCTTATTCTTTTATCCACTTC